TCAGTGTTTTTCCGTGCCTTTTTCGTGCCCGCGTAGCACTCGTTCCATCTCGCTGAGCGCCTGAGCAATCTGCACACGCTTCTCTGATCGAGCAATGTAAGTGGAATCCGACATTTCCCTATGCGAGTGACCTAGGGCGGCTTGGGTTGAGTCGATCCCGGAATGTTCGTACATGGTGGAGGCGAAGGTTTTCCTGATCTTGTGAATCCCAACGCCTCCAAATTCTTCCCCACGCCATTTCCGAAAGAGTCGGTTGAAGTTTGAATGCCACATGTAGTTTCCAGCTTCTGAGGGGAACACCATCTCGAAGTGCTCTTGCAGGTGGCGGCGACGCTGAAGTGTTTCTACCCCAAAGGGTGCAAGCTCCAGCGTGCGAATTGACTTCGGTGTCTTTGGGGCATCTTGACGCCGATTCCCTAGTTCAGAGTCGTAGACGATAGTGCCTCGTATGCGAAGCACTGGCGGGGTTGCATCCAAGTCCACGTCTTCCCACCTGAGCCCAAGTACTTCTCCTACCCTAAGTCCGGTAACGAAGCAGAGATCAACTACATCGATAAGTAGGTCGTTGCCTGAGCGCTTGAGATTTGTGCGTAGTCGCTGAATCTCATCTGGGCTGAGCGCCTTAACCTCTTTTGACTCCTCCTTGATTGGGCGTACTGAAAGCATGGGGTTACCGGAAGCGAGCCCCATACGATGCGCCATAGCGAATGATTGCTTGAGGACACTCTTGCAATTGCCCACCGCGCCTCGGGGGATACTATGCAGAAGCGCGTCAAGATCATAGGGGGCAATGGACTTGATGCGTCGGTTCCCGATCGCCGGAACAATGTGCTTGTTGATCGCGGTTCGGTATCGATCCCGCGTTTGAGGCTTCACCTCGCACTCATTCTCGAGCCAATATGCAAGCACGTCACTAACTTTGGACGTCCCGCTGAGCTTGTTGCTGAGCGCGCCGTTGTAGTTGAGGCGATCTTTGCAGCGAGTTTGAAGCTTTTGGAGTGCCTTAGCTTTCGACGTGTCGGTTGCCTTCACCTGAACTGTGGTTCCATCCCAAAGTGCAAGGCGGCAACGAGCACGCCACTTCCCGCCGGGGGTTTTCTCGTAGGAAACACTTCCGGTATTCCCCGGCTCTAGCGGATCACGGCCTCGAGACATTGCGATTGATACGACTTGAGCCGTTGAGTTCATTAATTTGGAACATGGATTCGACCCATCCCAAACGGTTTATGGATTCGTCCGCTTCCTCAAAGATGTAACCAAATTTTTCAAATATTTCCTTCGTTGACGGATCGGATACTTGACCAGACAACTCTCGGATTAATTCTATGGATTTGAATGCACTTGACCATTCGTAATCAATGTCTTTCAAGCTGGCAATTAAATTTCGCTTGGCCTCGTTGTATCTAGCCAAATTTACTTGATATTCACTATCCCCAATTGGCTCCAGCAGGAAACCTTCCAGCGGCACTTCAAAGATATCTGCAAAAGCTATAGCTTCTTCGATCTTTACTGCTTGCTCGCCGTTTTCAATCCGACTTAACGAAGTTTGCGGGAGGCTAACACCTCGGTACCCCAACTCCTCAACTAGTTGCCTTCTTGACATCCCTGACAAGCCGCGCAATGTTTTCACATTCACGTTTGCCCAGTTTTTCGGCAAAGAGCCCATGAGCTGCACCTTTCTTCAAATTCACTCAAATCGCTTGACTCAATTGCGGTTAATTGATACTTTTTAGGTAACTCAAAAGCGGAAAGCATTCATCCGTTTCTGAGAGTTCTTGTTCATCCTAATTCAGGGGACTCATCATGACTGAAAATCTGCCACCTATGGCACCGCTACTCGAGGCGGCAAGCCTCATGAATATGGCAAGGTCTACGGCGTACCGCCTTGCGCGCGAGGGGAAGCTTCCTTTTCCAGTGAAGCGAGTTGGTGGACGCTATTACGTACCGCGAGCACAGATGCTTCAATCGCTCGAGCTCACTTCAGGGGCGGTGGATGCGGAATGAGCCACAACACTGCAGATGTTCTTCGCTTTCTCTATAACTTCGCAGACCCGGCAGGCAGGAGCGCCGACCTAGGCGCTTGCATCGACAACCTCAAAGCAATCAACGGCGAATCTCTCTACCGCGCCCTACCTGCCAAAACTCGCAGGACTCTCGACAGCGGTTCGTACTTCAAGTCCGTCGGAGATGTGCTTGATGAAGTGCTCGACTTGTTCGACCTCAAAGAAGTCATCACCTACCTCGAAGAGCTTGAAGACCTTCTCGAGCGCTTCGATAACGCAATGCAGCTCGAACTCAGCTCTAACGGCGGTAGCCCCAATGACACCAGCTACAGCAACGGAATCCCGATCTGGCTAGGCGGCGAAGAGGTAGCAGACGAAGACTACATTCCCACAGTCACAATCCTCATGCACTACACCGGCACTACTCCACCAAAGTTCGAAGGAGCCTAACCACGTGGCGGAAATCTACGACGTGATTGAGCGCCTGGATCAAATCTTCTGGGAGCTTCGAGAAATCAACAACCACCTCAACCCCCAAGAAAGGTGACACTCATGCCAAGCAAAAAGAAAACCGCCTCGACTGCGGCAACAGTCAAGACGGCACCCACCAAAAAGCAGGACAGCAACCCCAAGTCTAACAGGCAGAAGCCAAGAAAGCGTCCCGTACACATTCCGATCAATGATCGGCTCGACGACGGACTTGCACTGCCAGAAATCGTGACACTCTGCGGTATCCGCTTCCCAAGAAAACGCGCCGTAGGGATCGCCACAGTCAAGCAACAGCCCGCAGAGTACTACCCCTGCGAGAAGTGCTACTACCTCAAGAGCATTGAGGATTCCTTCCAGATTCGTCACTAGACAAAACGATGCCCCCTCCCTGCTGTGGTGGTGGGGAGAGGGGACATCAGAAAGGTAAAAGTCATGTTATCACAAATTCTCCCTCTCGAGGGGGAACCACTGAGAGCATTTCGCGAAGCTCAAAGATGCTTTCAGCGCCGCCTCGAGGCAACCTACCGCCTCGCGCCCTACCAGCACCGCAATGATCGTGGCTTCGACATTTACCGCATGTGCGAGGGGGTGTAACAAGAGGTGACACAGCAGATCGCCCTCGAAGGCAAGCAAGCCGCGCGTAAGACCCTCGAGCTCACGGAAAACATTGCGCAAAAGTACGCCCACAAGGACAACGTGCTCGAAGAAGTCCGAGACTGGCTAGGGCGCTTCATTAAGACCGCCTCGGAGGGTGATCTGCACATCCTCACTCTCTGGATCGCACACACCTACCTTTTACCTTCACTTGGGCAAAGTCCCCGCCTACTCATCGAATCCCCGGTTCCAGGCTCAGGCAAAAGCACAGTCCTAGACCACATCAACCGCCTCGGCAATGCAGCCATGCAAGCCGCCGTGATCTCTTCCCCTGCCTTGATCGCAAGAACCCTGTCGGTTGCCCCTCGCACCATTCTCATTGATGAAGCCGAAAAGTCGCTCACCATGAACACAGATGTGGGCAAGGAAGTGTTCGCTGTGATCAACGCGGGGTACCGCGAAGGTGCCACCCGTCCTGTGCTTACGCCGCTGAAAGATGGCGGTTGGGAAACCGAAGAACACCCACTCTTCGCTGCTGTTGCAATGGCCGGTAACTCCCCAAAACTCCCAGAAGATACCCGGCAACGATGCATTCGAATACTTCTACTCCCCGACCGCGAAGGCACTGTGGAGACTTCCCGGTGGCGCGTCATTGAAGACGATGCCCTCGCACTAGGCGCAAAGGTCGCTGAATGGGCACTGAGCGTGCAGGACGCAGTGGCCAAAGATATTCCGGACTTGCCAAAAGGCCTGACCGGGCGAAGCGCGGAAGTGTGGGAGCCCATGCTTGTGGTAGCCCGCGCGGCGGGCGGGAAGTGGGAAGAACGTTGCCTGAAGCTCATTGCAGAGCACCTCGAGGACATTCAGACGGACGCGGAAGCGGGACTGGAAAACCTTCCCAGGCACGTCATGCTTCTCAAAGATATTCGTGATGCATGGCCTGAAGGTTGTGGGTTCTGGCCAACTACCGACCTGCTCGCAGGGATCAAACGCACCTCCCCAACACAGTGGACTTCCGAACACAAATACGGCGACCTCACACCCCACGGTCTATCCAGAGTATTAACCAAACAATTTAATATTCGTCCAGAACGCCCCGGAATCGGCGACCGGAGACGCGGGTACTATCGCCACTCCTTTGAATCCGCCTGGGCATCCACCCTTCGACCCACACACCCTTTAGAAGTGGACGAACCGGCCGAAGTGGACGGATCTACCTAAAACTACCGAAGCCGTCCACTTCGTCCACTTCGTCCACTTTCTAAGACATGCCCCCCCTCTAACCGACCTCAAGGCAAGGAGCAATACCCATGCTAATCCCAGAGCAAGAAACAACCGCAAAAGTTCATGCGCATAAATCACGCAAGACGAATAATCCATACGTTTGCCTCTACCTAGGCAACACGCGCCATCTACTCACCATTGCCGAAACTTTTGCCCTCGCGAACCAACTCGTAGACACAGCCGAAAAACTGGCACACAACTAGGCACACCACCTAGAGAAAGGATCGACCATGACAAACACCTATTGCATCATCTGCGGCACCCCAAGCAACAAAACACGATGCCCAGAGCACACCGCACACTCAGCCAAACCATCACCAAATAAGCGCGGCTACAACTCCCGTTGGCGCAGGCTCTCGGAACGTGCCCGCCGCCTCCAACCCTTCTGTTCAGATTGCGGCGCAACTGCCGATCTTCAGGCCGATCACAGCCCACAAGCTTGGCAACGACAAGCCCAAGGCAAAGCGATCCGCCTCCAAGACATTGACGTTGTATGCGGCTCATGCAACCGCAAACGAGGCGCAGCAAGAGGAACCCATGCGCGGGAAGAAAAAATCAGCCACGCGCGCCCCTAGAGCACCTGGGGGCTATCCCCCAAAGCCAACGCGAGCGCCCCCGATGGCTAAACACGAGAGAGAATTATTTTGAGATACACTATCCCACATAGTGAGATTGGAGGTTGGTAATGGGAGCTGGTCCCAAAAAGGCGGCTGAGCTTTCGCCATTGCCGTGGAAGCCTCGAAGTAAGGGCGCTGATCAACTTCGTCTGTTCTGCAGTCGCTATCTACGGGTTCCTCGAGGCAAGGGGGCGGGTAGTCCGTTGCTGTTGCGTGATTGGCAGGTGGAGATGTGTCGCACGTTGCTGGATGATCCTGAGACTTCGCTTGCTTGTTGGGTGATTCCGCGTGGCAATGGCAAGAGTGGCTTAGCCGCCGCTATCGGGTTGCACCACATTTTCATGTCGGGGATTGAGGGTGCTCGTTGCGCGATTGTGGCTCAGGATGAGCGGCGGGCAACGGCCATGTTGAAGACAGCGGCGCGCATGGTGGAACTCAACGAAGAGCTAGCGAAGCGCTGCAAGGTCTACATTGATCGGATTGAGATACCGGCGACGGATTCCAAGCTGCTAGCCCTTCCCGCTGAAGCGCAACGAATTGAGGGCGAAGACCTCACTTTGGGCATCGTTGATGAGATTGGTTTTGTTCGCAAGGACAGTTTCGAGGCCACGATCTTTTCCGCCGGTAAGCGTGAAGGCTCCAAAGTGCTGGCTATTGGTACACCTTCCCCTGCGAGATTTAAGGACATTTCTCCTTTGTGGGATTTGGTGGTTCGTGGCCGTGCAAATGCTGAAGACCGAAGCTTCAAGCTAGTTGAGTTTGGTGCTGATCCTTCATTGCCGATTGATGATCCTGAAACGTGGGCTATCGCTAATCCTGCGTATGGTGATTGGCTTTCGGAGAAGGCTATTCGGGGACAGTTGCCGCCTACGACGAGGGAGTTGGAGTTCAGGCGGGCGCGTCTTGGGCAATGGGTTGAGCAATCTGCTGAGCCCGCTGTCCCACCTGATGCGTGGAAGCGGTGCTCGAGGCCTGATGTGCGTATCCCTCGAGGGTCGAAAGTAGTGCTGTCGCTTGATGGGTCAATGAACAACGACTCGACTGCGATTCTGGTTGGCAGTGTGTCTTCGAGGCCTCATTTTCAGATCGGCGGGTTGTGGGAGCCACATAAGCAGGAAGAGGGATACGAGGTGCCTGTCCTTGAGGTGGAAGACCGGATACGGGAGCTTGCGGCAACATTCAAAGTTGTGGAAGTGGTTGCCGATCCTTTTCGCTGGCAACGCTCGCTGCAAGTGCTGTCTGAAGATGGGCTACCGGTTCACAAGTTTCCGCAATCTACACAGCGCTTGAGTCCGGCGACGCAAGATTTGCGTACTGCTGTGAGCGCTGAACTTTTGACTCACTCTGGGGAGTCGGAGCTTTCTGCGCATGTGTTGCGCGCCTCTGTGGAGGAATCGCAACGCGGTATGAAGCTATCGAAACCGTCGAGGGGGCAAAAGATTGACCTAGCGGCGTGTCTGATCATGGCGTATAGCCGCTGCAGTTGGTTGGGGTCGCCAAAGAATCGTAAGGCTAGAACAGTGAGGGGTTTTCGACGATGAACACTAATGATGTGGTTGAGCAGATGATCCAAAGGTTGGAGCTTGCGCAACCTGTGATTGCAAAGCGTGATGCGCGCTACCGGGGCAAGCAGAAGTTGCGGTTCACTTCCGATGAGGTGGAAGGCGACTTGGAGTTCTTTTCGGTGAATATCTGTCGCTTAGCGGTGAATTCAGTGGCTGAGCGCATGCGCCCGAAGGCGGTCGCCGCCAATGTGGGCGGGGAGGATGTAAGTGCAAGGGCGAATTGGTTGTGGCGGCGCTGCAATATGGATCAGATTCTGCAGTCTGTGCTTGCGGATGCGCTCGCTCTTGGTTCAGCTTATTTGGCGGTGTGGACTGATCGGTATGGGATTCCCACGATCACGGCCGAGTCTGCTGAACAAGTGATCACCGCACATGATCCGGTAAACAATGAGGTCACTCACGCGGTGAAACGATGGTTTGAGCGAAATCATCTTGGTGCTGTGGTGGCTGAACATGTGGTCTTGTATGAGCCAGATGAGGTACGTCATTTTGTTCGCAATGGGCAAGGTTCCCTGGTTCAGCAAAGTTCGCAGTTCAATCCGCTAGGTGTGGTTCCAGTTGTTCCACTTATTAATGTGGATCGACTCTCTGACACTCATGGTCATTCCGTGATCGATGATCTTGCGCAACTGGTTGATGCACTTTCAAAGATTCTTGCTGACATGATCGTTGCTTCCGAGTCGGTGGCGCGCCCGAAGCGTTGGGCGGCGGGTGTTGAGCTCGAAGAGCACCCGGATGGATTCATGGCCGATGATCCCGCCATGACTGACGATCCGCTTGAAGGCCAGGCTGTGACTCCTTTTGCTGAAGGTAATTCAATGTGGACAGTGGAATCACCTGATGCGAAGTTTGGGCAACTCGAGGGGGCGAACCTGAGCGGCTATCGCACGGCGGTGGACTTGATCTTGCAACAGATCATGGCCGTGTCTGCACTTCCGGCGCATATGATGGGCGTGACCACCTCGAACCCTACGAGTGCAGATGCAATTCGCGCGGCTGAAGCGTCACTGACTGCTAGGGCTGAATCGAGAATTCGGGTACTTGGTCTGGCAATTGAGCAAGCTTTGCGCCTGATGATTGCGATTGATCGCGAGGCGGATGTTTCGGCGGTAGACGCTGAGATTCGTTGGGCGTCACCCGCTACTCGTTCAATGGCGCAAGAGTCGGATGCTGTAACGAAACTGCTGTCCTTTGGGGTGCTGTCCACTCAAGAGGCGCGCGAGAAGATCGGCGTGGACTCCCTATGAGCGATTTGAAGGCGGTGTACGCGGCGGTTGATCGTGACACAGCAGTTGCCGTTGAAGAACTGATCAATAGCTTTGGTGTACCCGCCTCACTCGAGCAGGCTGACGCCTTGGCTTCTGAGCTGTTCCCGGCGGTTGTGCAGCGTAGGCAGGCGGTATTCGCCGCTGAGAGCGCGGGGTTGGTCACGGAGCATCCTGACTTGGTTATTGCCAAACAACGCCCGTACCGTCTTCCGGCGCTGCAAAAGCTGGTTCGACGTTGCGCGGGACTTGGCCAGAAGCCTCAATTGGCACAGCTCGAGCTTTTCGATCCGGCGACTGTGAACATGCAATCCAGGCGGGTTGCCCCGGCGTGGATGCCCCATGAGCCAGAGGTGATCCTGGAAATGCAGCGACGCCTCACGGCGGGGGTGGCGCGCCATACGAAACAAGTTGGGCGGGATGCCATCTTCGACACAGCGCGCCGCAACGGCGTGATGTACGCAAGGCAGCTTTCAGGAAAGGAGAACTGCGCCTTTTGCGCAATGCTCGCTTCGCGCGGCGCTGTGTACGCAACGAAGCAAGGAGCGGGCGGAAATGGAAACTTCTTCCATGATCATTGTGATTGTCGGGTTGTCATAGTCCGTGATCCAAACAATTGGGCGGGAAAGCATGAAGCTGATCGCCTGTATCGAATGTGGCGGCACGCCGGTAGCACAACCGCATTCGGGCAAGCATTCAGAGCAGAACAAGGAGCATTGGCATGAGCGACGAAGTACAAGCAGAAGCAATCAACGAGCAAGCGCCCGTAGACGGGGCACAACTGGAAGCGGACGCCGAAGCTCAACCTGAGCCAGAGGCCAATCAGCAGGAGCAAACGGAGCGGGATTCGTTTGACCGTAGCTACGTCGAAAAGCTGCGCAAGGAGTCCGCTGGCTACCGGGAACGCGCAAAGGAGGCGGAAGCAAAGGCCGAGGATTTGCAGACCAAGCTCTTTCGGGCGCTGGTCAGCATGGATGGGCGGCTGGCTGATCCTGAAGACCTCCCCTTCGAAGAGGCATACCTCGACGACGCAGAAGCGCTTCAGGAGGCAATTGGATCACTCTTGGAGCGCAAGCCAGGGTTGCGTTCCCGCAAAGTGTCCGGCGACATTGGGCAAGGCGCGCGTGGCGACTCGAAGCCACCTATGGGGCTGATCGATCTGATCCGCGCAATGTAATTTCGTCACTGTGACGAAATTACGAAGGGGTATACACTATCCCTAGCGTCCCGGAGATGCCCCTTCGCTTCACTCCCCGGAGGAGTAGCAAACACCGATTCGTTTTCTACTTCCTTGAAAGGGGAGATTTTCATGTCAATCAACACCACCAACACCGCTGCTCTCATCGAGCCGCAAATTGCCCCCATGCTCATGGATCCGCTCGAAGCCGAAAGTGTTGTGCTCGCAGCGAACCCGACGGTGTTCAACTCTTCTGAGCCGCTTCGCATCAAGAAGCTGGTTAGCGGCTTCACCCCCGCATGGGTAGGCGAAGGTGAGCTGATCCCGGATGCTGGGGAAGCTGACTTTGATGAACTTCAGCTCATGCCCACTGAGCGTAAGTCGATCAAGTCCATCATCACGATCACCAATGAGATGATCCGACAGGCAAAGACGGGCGTGCAGGAGCTCTTGCAGCAGCGCCTCGTTCGTGACATTGCCAGCGCCCTGGACACTGCGCTGCTTACCGGCGACGGCTCGGATAACACCATCACGGGCATCATCAATCAGCCAGAGATTACGAAGGCCACCATGGACTTAGAAGACACTGACAGTCTTCTGGACGCGCTGGCTCTTGCGGCTTCGAAGGAAGTCACCCCGAACCGCCTCATTCTCAACGGTGGTGACTTCTTCACTCTGCGCAAGCTGAAGGACGGCAACGGGCGTTACATCATGCAGTCCGACCTCACTGGCAGCGCCGCTTACCGGCTGTTTGATGTGCCGGTGACTGTGACCAACAAGCTTCCAGCGGGCAAGGCGATTCTGGCCAACACGAAGGAAATTGCCGTGGTACGTGACCAGAATCCGACCATGACGATCCTCACGGAGCGCTACGCGGAATACGACAAGGTGGGCATTCGAGTCACCACGCGCTTTGATCTTGGCCTGCTTCGCCCTGAGGGCGTGATCCTGCTGGAGACTGAGTAATGCCTTCGGTGAGTGATCTCCAAGCCCTTTTAGCGCGTGACGGTGGGCAACCAGAAGCGAGTAATGAGCACGCAAGCATGTCCCTGATTGCTGCTGAAGGCATCGTTGATGCTTACTGTCGAGGGCGACACAAGACCATGAGCGGCCGGTACCGGCCTGGGGTTGAGAGTGTGATCTTGCTTGTCGCTGCAAGGATTCACGGCAACCCTTCACAGGTGGCCATCAACCTCACAGTTGGACAAATGGGACAGTCCTTAGGCAAGGGATTCAATGGGCTTACCCTTGGTGAGCAGCAGATTTTGAATCGCTACCGCAAGACTGCCACGGGCTGA